CATTATTACTTACAAAGCAACTTACCCATTTACCCATTACTATATAAACCCCTAATCCCCCCGAAATTCCTACCAAATCATAACTAAACTGTCTTCATGGGCTATCGATCTTTTGTTCGGAAGGGCGCTCGTGGTCTTAAACGTGGTGCAAGTCGTTATAGGTCTTATCAGTCTGGTGCTCGAACTCATAAGACCGACAGGAACTCCGACCATCCCGCGGTGAAGGGCTTCCGTACTATAGCTGGTATGTCTCGTAAAGCTCGTCGTCGGGAAGAGCTTGGTAAGCGCAAGGCGCATTTGTCTAAGGCTGGTCAGGTCAAGAACACTACTGAAGGTGTTGAGGGTGCTGTTCATAATGATTTACAGTGTCTCAATGTCAACTTTGCTTTAGGTCATGCTAAACCTCCTAAAGGTTTAGGTAAGTGGAATTACAAACATGAATATGGTGTTTGTTTGTTTGCCGACCTTCCAATGAAGACTGGTGTTCAAGGGCAGGCTTCTTTATGGACCACATGTGGTGTTCAGAACTTTATTGGTGCTCCTACTGCGAATAATAATAGTTTCGAATGGTCAGGCAATCCTTTTGACCTCAATCCTTATCAATACACTACTGGTGGAGTTATACAAGCAGCCAGTACTGATAAGAATCATATTCAGACGGATGTTGTTCGTATGAATTCTATCAAAGGGGAGATGAATTTTACTAATCTTACTGTTGAGACTAATCGTTTGGATGTCTATTTTATGATATGTTCCTCAAATCATAACTTGACCGTTACTCAGGCTTGGGACACTATTCTCACGTCGGAGGCTTTGAATCAATCTGCTGGCTCAGCTGCTACTATTGTTAACGGTGCTGTTGTTGCCGGTTACGTTAATCCTTCAAGTCCTTTTTCAGGTGGATCTATTAATTCGTACGGAGAAGAGTTTACGAAGTATTATCGTTCGATGAGGAAATTTTGGAAGATTAAAAAGAAGTTGACACTCTGTTTGTCTTCTGGTCAAACTAAGAGGCTTCGTTATAACATTCCTATTAATAAGGTGTTGCATAAAGAAGTTCTTATCGCTATGAATTCTACTGGTATTCAGAAGGTTAAAGGTCTTACTATGGAATGTTTTGTTATTTCGCGCGGATCACCTGTTAAGGTTTTCGACACTGCTGGAACTACTATGTCTCCTGCCTTGTTGGAATACGGCTTTACTAATTTGGCTCAATATCAATTTCAGGCTTGTAAAGGTGCAGCGGAAAGATTGTCTTTCAATAGACAATTTGAAGGATTTGTTCAAGAAGCTACTGCTGGTGCATCTGAGGCTTTCCTCAATGGAGCTGATATTATTGATTCTGCGGTTATCGCTACTGATGTTTTAACTACTGTTGCAGCAGCTATGGTTTAGTTTGTTTTAAGATCCATAACTTAATAAATTTGGTTTTTTTTTAACTTTTTTATTCAAACGCCACATCAAAATGAACTACTTCGGTTAATCTTCTTCGTAAGGCTCCTTGAGTTTCATCGTCCAACTCTGGGTACCAGTCTTTAGGGGAGATGTTTGAGGTGATCCAGAATTGCAACGCTTCAAGACATAAGGCTCCCCCTTTCTTTTCCACAATGACCTTATATCTGTCCAACCATAAGAGAAGGTACGCGACATCAATTCCTCCTCGAAACTCATCAATGACAACGTTCTTTTGACCAGCGTATCCGTCCCACCATTTAGTTCGCGGATTTTTAACGTAACACTCCATTCCGGCTTCTTCAAAGGCTCGACGCGACTTACCAGTTCCAGTGAGTCCCCAAAAGACTTTACAAGTTCTACAAGGTTAATAGATTTTACTGACCTAACTTGTTCAATTGGTCGTAGATTATCACTCCCGATTCTAATGATATTCCCATAATAACGTACGACGATATCTTCTGGAATGTCTCCAAGTCTTCTTTCTCTGGCAGCTTGTAGAACGATAGCCCAGTCGGTTTTAGAATTTCTTCTGATTCGTCGCTCTCCAAACTCAAATCTACTATTGGGAATAGCAGTTTCTTCTTTCCAGACGTATTGATCAGCGGCAACTGATCGCGTTGGTTCCCAGTGTCCAGGTGTCCTAGAGGTGATCCAGGAGAGTCGTTTCTTTTTGGAGAAGACCATAAGAACTTGCCAGTGTTGGAATCCACCTTCCCCTTCTTCTTTTTGACCTCGTATATATTGGAGGTCGTCCGTTTGGGAAAAGTATTCTTCGGGGTTCCAGGTAGGGAAGGATTGGATGGAGATTGTTCCGATCCAGTAGAGGTGTTGAGATCTTGACATAGGTGTTGAGATCTTGACATTGTTTCATAATATATTGGGGGGATTTCCCCTTCTTTTATAGTAGTTCTTATCTTTCGGATCATCGGACGAATTTTCCGAACACGCCCGGAGATATCTCCGAGATATCGGACATGTCAAACCTTAATGTTATAACGATAACGAGACATAGCAGATACATGCCGCCGGCGGGCCCAGTGGGAGAATAATCAGTTTTGTAGGCGTAGCCGGCTAAATATGAACTTTACCCTTTGGCAAGTAAGTCAGCTTTGTAAGACCATTTTCGGCACCATGGGTGCTCCGTAAAATC